TTTGCTGCTCAGCCAAATAATCGATTAATTATATTAGAACCAAGCAGCAATCCAAAACAACTAAAGATACCTGACTTTAAGGTAGCAACCAAACGATGGTCTGTTGAAACAGATCCTAAATGGTCGCTCGGTGATACTGATACAGTCATGTACGAAAGAAAAAATGATTGAACTAATATATCTGTTGATTATGACACACATAACAATTGTGTGCGTGACTTTATATTTACATAGAGGACAAACTCACAGAGGTATTGAGTTTAATTCAGGACTATCTCATTTTATGAGATTCTGGTTGTGGTTAACGACTGGTATGGTCACAAAAGAATGGGTAGCTACACATCGCAAACATCATCAGAATTCTGATAAAGAAGGAGATCCACATTCTCCACACTTATTCGGTATTTGGTTTGTTTTGTTTGCTGGTGTTGTTTGTTATATCGAATCATCAAAAGATAAAGAGATGGTTCAGAAGTATGGAGTTGGTACACCAGATGATTGGGTGGAGAAAAATATCTACTCAAAGTTCCCATACGCTGGTGTTTCGATATTGTTGATTATTGATTTCTTGTTGTTTGGTTGGTGGGGATTGTGGGTCTGGGGAGTTCAAATGATATGGATTCCATTCTGGGCAGCAGGTGTTATAAATGGTATGGGACACTATTATGGTTATAGAAACTATGATAGTAAGGATAAATCAACCAATATAGTTCCATGGGGAATTATAATCGGTGGAGAAGAGCTGCATAATAATCATCATGGAGATCCAGCAAATCCCAAATTGAGCAGAAAACCATTGGAATTTGATATTGGCTGGATGTGGTATAGAATTTTTAATACATTAGGATTAGCAAGGGTCAAAAATGTCGACTAAATATTTTGAATGTGAATCATGTGGAGCACGAGGAAAGATCGTCCTCAAAGGAGATGACCATTCAACAGAAGATGTGGTATATTGCCCAGTTTGTTCTGCTGACATCTACGAAGAAGAGGATCTAGACGATGAAGAATAATGTGGCATTATCAAAACAAAACAGTAGAATCATTACCTGAGGATTGTGTTGGATTTGTTTATTTAATTACGAACAAAACCGACAACAGAAAATACATAGGTAAAAAATTAGCCAAGTTCGCAAAGACAACTTACAAAACAGTTAAGTTGAAAAATGGAACGAAAAAGAAAAAGAAGATTCGTGGAAAGATCGAATCTGACTGGCTAACCTACTATGGTTCTAGCATTGAATTAAATAAAGATGTTGAGCGATTGGGCGAGGAGTCCTTCACACGAGAAATTCTGTATTTCTGTAAATCGAAAGCAGAGTGTTCATACATCGAAGCAAGGGAGCAGTTTTCAAGAAAAGTTTTGGAGACAAAAGATTATTATAACGGACAAATCTCAGTGAGAGTCCACAAATCACACATACTTAACAGACTATGAAATACCTATTATTCATAACAGCATTAGCATTATCAGCATGCGCAGCCTACTACTCAATCATGGGGTTAGTAGCAATCTTCGCTGCAGCTGTTATTCCTATTTTAATTATGGGTTCGTTGCTAGAAGCATCGAAACTTGTAGTAGCATCATGGCTCTATCGCACTTGGAAAGAAATTCCAGTGTTGATGAAGTCTTACTTTACATTTGCTTTAGTAATATTGATGCTATTAACTTCTATGGGAATTTTTGGTTATCTAAGTAAAGCACATTTGGACCAAGCAATACCCACAGGTGACGTGCAAGCAAAACTTGCACTAATAGATGAAAAAATTAAAACAGAAAAGGAAAACATAAATGCAAATCGTAAAGAACTTTCTCAACTCGATTCTCAAGTTGATCAAACCATCGCAAGAACCACAGAAGCCAGTGGAGCAGAGCGAGCCATTAACATCCGCAGAAACCAACAAAAAGACAGAGCCAGAATCCTCAGTGAAATCGGCAACTCGCAAGACAAGATCGCCAAACTCAACGAAGAGCGTGCGCCAATCGCCAGCGAAGTCAGGAAGGTCGAAGCCGAAGTCGGTCCAATAAAATACATAGCAGCATTACTTTACGGTGATAATCCAGAAACGGATTTGCTTGAGAAGGCAGTCCGTTGGGTTATTATCCTGATTGTTATAGTATTTGACCCACTTGCAGTTTTAATGCTTGTCGCTGCTAACTGGCAGATGAGAAAAGATGATGAGATAAAACCAGCAGTAGTAATAAAGACTGATTCTGAAGGTAATCAACAAATTGAATCCATTATCTTAAAAGATAATCATGAATTAGAAGAACCTGATAAACCTAAGTGGTCTGATATGTTCTTCAAAAAGAGTCCATTACCAGTGGAATCTAAGAAGATAATTGAGGATTTCTTTGGTAAAAAGAAACCTGAAGAATTAGAGCCAGAACAAATGGCTGAAATGAATAAAGAAGTAGATGTAGTTATTCCAGAAACTACTCCTGAAGTTCAAGAATATGGTACGTTTGGTCAACGTGAAAAACGTATAGCACTTGAATCTAATGTCGAAGCTATAGATAACATCTCTATAGATCTCCCTCCAGAAAAACCACCAAGAATGCCACTTAGGTAAAAAAGAAGATACGTAAAAGAAATATACCTAAATAGTGTAGTTACCATGGCAGTTAGTGAGATTATTCAGATTAACTAAAAAAGGTTTAAAATGACTAAAAAGATCGCAGCAGCGGTGCTTTTTGTCATGGTTTTGTCCCCTGCGATTGCCCAACCAATCGTAACTGATTCGACTAGTAGAAGCACTACAGATTCTACTTCAAATAGCACAACAACAGTAAAATCTCCACCACCAACAGCCGTGGCTCCCGGCGTCACAGTCATCAACTCTGATGTTTGTGCAGTTGCTGTATCAGGTGCAACTCAAACGCAAATTCTTGGCATCTCTTTTGGTGCTACAATGACTGATAAGAATTGCGAAAGACTAAAATTAGCTCGTTCTACATATGACATGGGTATGAAAGTAGCAGCAGTTGCTATTATGTGTCAAGATGAAAGAGTGTTTACAGCAATGATGAATGCTGGAACACCATGTCCAGTAGATGGTAAAATTGGCGAGCAAGCCAAATCAATCTGGGAAAATAATCCAGAAAGAATCCCTCAAAAAGTCAAGAGTAAAGACTAAATGAGATTCTGGTATTTGGTTATTATAGTCTTTTTATTGGCATTCTTTATGCCAGAAGCTAAATCACAAATACAAATTCCAGGAACAGATTTCACGTTGACACCAGTTAATGGTGGAACAGGTGGTTTAGTATCAGTACCAATTCCAGGTGGTGCTGGTTTGTCAGTTACAGTTGGCACTGGATCAGCTGCATTACCACTTCAGGAAATCAAGAATAATCCTAATGCTGTAAATATTTCAACATGGGATGATTGGTACAATGAAGTTCCATTAGGATTTACATTCCCATTCTATGGGCAAAACTTTACTACATCATGGGCAATGACTAATGGTCTGGTTACATTTCAAAACCCAGCAACATCTGGATTAGGTGGTGCTTGCTGTGAGGGTGTAGATTTACGCACTACAAGAGATTCAAGATACAATTATACAATCTATGGTCTACATACTGATTTGTATTCTTGGACCAATAATCAATATTATCTTCGTGGCACAAACGAAATGACTTATGGGTGGTATAACTCAAGTCAATGTTGTTCTTCACAAGGTGGTAATAGTTTTGAAATTAAAATTAACTCATCTGGTTTAGTAGACACTAGAATTGCTGGTGCTATGGTAAGTTGGAACAGAGTTACATCTGGTATGGCAGGGGGGTGTTCCAAAGGGGAAAAAT